AAAACTTCACTTCTTGGTGTTGATTCCAACAGGATCAGGTCGTCCTGCTTGATGAGGTACAGGATGTCCTGGTTGGTGCCCGTGCCGAGGTTGGTCGGAACCTGCGGGTCGATGTACACCGGAACGCCCAGCATGGAACCGACGCGGCCGAACGCGGCAGGAGCACCGTCCTGAGCCGCGAGCTGGTTGAACGCCGGACCCTCGACAGTGACCAGCGGACGACCGGAGCTGTCCACCGCAGCGACGAGCCAGTACCAACGACGCGGTGACATGATCCAGCAGGTCGGGTTCTGCAGCCGCTTCACGAGGAACTGCTGCAGCAGGTTCGCTGCTTGGCTGTAGAACAGCTGCGCGGTCGGGGACGCCTGAGTCCAGGTGACCGCCGTGCCGATGGTCGCGTTGCTCAGACCGTTGACGACCGAGTTGGTGCCCGTGCCGGTCCCGGTACCGGTGAACGCGAGCGCACCGACCTGCTGCGCGTAGTCTGCGGCCAGGTCCCGAAGGATGATCTGGTCGAAGTTCACGCCAGTCTGGTCGAGGAGCTGCTGGCTGACGATCTGCTTGCCACCGACAGTCGCCCATGACGCCTGGATGTACGACGTGGTCATGTCGGTCTGCGACAGCGCGGTGTTCTGCGTGGTCTGCAGAGCCGTGGTCGTGCCACCCGTGATCTTCGGGATGCTCAGCGAGGAGTGACCCGCGGGGATGTCCATCTTCTCGTACAGGTCGGGGGTGACCCGGCCCTTACGGATGATGTTCACCCACTGGTCGAGCAGCCACGCAGGCGGCGCGAATTCGCCACCGGAACCACCGGCAGCGTTGGTGTTGCCGAGTGCGCGGGATTCCAGCGTCATCCGCGAGTTGCGGGTGAGCCGCTCCATCGCCGCGGCGTCACCGCGCAGCAGGGTGTTGCCGAGGTCACGGAAGTAACTCTGGCCGTTGCCGCCGTTCGGGACGTAGATCGGGGCGTCCTCAACCTCAGTGGTACCAGTCGGACTGGTTTCACCGGTCAGGGCCCGAGTTTCCGCGTCGGTCTGACGGTTCCGCTCGATGGTTTCAAGATCCTGGACGCGCTCTACGAGCGGCGGAACCTGAGCTTCGAGCTTGGCGCGCTTTTCGCCAAGGTCGTTGTAGGACGCTTCCTCAGCGTCAGTGAAGCTGCGCTTCTCGGCCGCAGCGGTGTCGATGAGTGCGCCGCGCTGCTCCAGCAGATCGTTGATCTGCTGACGGAGCTCAGCGAGACGGTCACGGGCCTGCTCTAGCAAGGTGGGAGCGCCACCTGCGATCGGGAAAATGGGACGTCCGTCGCGCCGGTATCCGACCGGACGGCGGTACACCCCCAAGGGGTCGATAAACACAGTCGTCTCCTAAGAGATAGGTGGTTGACGGCTGCGCGTGCGTCTCAGGTGGTGGCCTAGGTGGTGCGCCCTATCAGCGTCCGGCGTAGGCTCCGGCGTGTTCGTCTAGCGCAGAAAATCCCGGCTTTAGCCGGGAAGCTTGATGCCCGAGAAACGGGAGTTGAGCTTCTCGAAGTGGTTTTCGTCCTGCCGCTTGAGCATGGCGAGGTGGGCGAGTACCCGAGCCTCTTCCTCATCGTTTTCGATGATGGGCTCGGACTCGGGTGTTTGCGGGTTCATGAGCTGGTCGAGCGCTTCGAGCATCGACGAGGGAACCGTCATGCTGCGAGCCTCGATCGACATGGCTGCACGATGGAGTTTCGCGGCGGCGTCTGAACGGAAACCCTGCGTGGCGCCGACGCTGGTGTTCGGGTTGGCGCCGAAGTTCACCGCAGAAACATCGCCCCGGTCGAGGCTGACCTCAATCAGGTCACGCTGGTCGTAATCCGGCGACCAGGACTGCCGGATGCAACGGAACGCGAACGACATCTCGTCAATGTCGCCGTCCTCGATGGCGGTAACAAGGTCACGGGCATCGCTGCGGGCAGTGTTGACAGTTGCGACAGTAAGAAGTCCGGTGGTGTCCTCGCTGACCCGCAGGTTGCCAGAGGTCGTTTTCGCGAGCGAAAGGCCCTCGTGGTTCGCCAAGTAGGTGATGGCTGGGCCCTCGGAGAGCGTTTTCGCGCACATTCCGGCCCGTGCGACCTCTTCATAGGGGCCGAACATGTCGTACATCGTGTACGGCTCCTCATAGACGGAGGCGTACCCTTGTAGTTCGACTTTGGAGCCGGCGAGCGCCCGCACCTCGAACTGGGCGCGATAGCCGCGCCATTCTTTGACGCCAGTTGCGTCACGAACGCGCTTATCCATTCGGCCCTCCTGTCTGATCGTCCG